CATATCTTTTTCGATGGCCTGGATTAAGCCCGATAGAATCTTGTAAGCGTCCGTGTCAAAGATGTACGCAAGTTCTTCTATGTCCGCATGTTTCAGGAACTTCTCCGTGTTCCTTTTGTATTTGCCCAAGTACATTCCTTATGCTTGTTGCGGCTCTTGACCTAGCGATGCATTAGTCTGAATCTGCTGCCTGTTAGAAGCCTGTGCTTGTAACTGGCTCATTGCCTCAATCATCTGCTGGTGAGCCTGCGCTTGCGCCGCTGCTCGCATTACCTGATCTTGCGAATACATCCCTAACTCGTCTCCGCTAGTTATGCTCTCGAAATACTTCAGGTAACCTTCATGGTCAGCGCCCATTTCGACAGGAACATTAATCCCGTTAACCACTCGTAAGAACTCTTCATGAGGCGATAAAATATGAGGAATCTGTCGGGGCTCGGTGATAAACCGTGAAGTCTCCTTCACGTCCAAAGCCCTAAATAAATTCTTCTTGGCCTCAAAAACATTCCGTGGTGAGATTATACCAAGTTGGATAGCTAGCGGGTCCATGACCTGCGTCAAAACTTCTTGTGCCTTTTGGAGCCTTACTTGCGGATTCGAGCTTGCAGAGTTAGAAGCGATCTCAAAATCGTAATCTCCAGCAATCTCTTCTCGGCTTCTTACAGTGTGAAAGTAATCATTGCTGTCTTGGCCTGAAACTCTAAACGAGAGCCCTACAGGAATTCTCTTTTGGAGGATGTCATGCAAATACTTAACACCTTGTCTCCAAGCGTGCGTAAGCCTCCGAAGGTGAACATCAATGTTACTTGCAGCTTCTCCCTGAATGGCAGAAACACCACGCGCAGTTCTACTCGCACCCTGTCTCGAACTCACCACGCCAAGCGTGAGATCACTGATCCCTGTCATTCTTTGCACCAAAACATCAAGCGCCGCTTCTTCTTGAGCACCAAAAACAGTCTTAGGCCCAAAGTTAGGAAACACCACATCAGTCTGAGGTGATTCGACTGGGATCATGACACCTGGCTTGAAATCAATTTCTTTAGGCTCAATACCGCTTGTCGCTCGGTAGAAACCAAACGGCATGGCTGTAATCATGCCTGTGTCAATCCGATGATTATGTAGGAAGTCCATTTCGACAGATATTGGATGAAGAATCTCTGCTAGGCCCATTCCGTATTCCTGGCCCTTGCGCTTAAAGAAGTCAGCCTTAACGAATGGCCGCTTGCCAGATGGTGAAATCCGGCGAAGGTAGGTTGCTCTCAGAATCTCCATTGTTTTAACATCCACCCAGATAACAATGTCTGAGTTGATGCCGGAGCCGTCGATGTCAGCAAACATGTAGCATTCCAAAATCTCGTAACGATCATGACCTTCGGTCACGTCTGGATCTGATTTGCCAGCGTTTAGTGCTTTTTCTGATTTGATCTGACCGTTAACCGAGCCTGAAACAGAGCTTCCGCCTGCATCAATAGCTTTCTCAACGGCTTTAGAGTTGAAAACCTTTCGATCTCCCCAGGTCCTAAGATCCGATGCGGTCACCCACTGACGGTCGATCACGGCGTCAGCCTTGTTGGTGTTTCCTTCTCCGCCGACAATCAATAGGTCCTCTACGTCCCTGGTTTCCAGAATTGGACCAGAATACGTCTGTTCGGTCTTCACCACCTCGACTTCTTTGGTGATAGGAATAGCAACGTTTTGCCCGTCCGGTCCCTCGACTACATCGAAGTCCCCTTGCTCCTCCACGTCCATAAATCGAGTGTACTTCTCTTGCCATGACCACTTCATTTGCCCCGTCCCACTTGCACACCAATTCCACACCCAAGAATCAAGAGCGTCGTAAACGCCCTCATACTCATTCGCATGATCTTTTAGGTAATATCTGATGGTGTCTGCAACTGCTTGTTCATTGTCAACTGATCCTTCGTGACGAGCCTTTACTTGATGCTGAAAATCGTCCGCCAATAGTGCTTGGAGCATTCTCGCATGGAAGGTCTTGATAACAATAAATGGCATGGGGATATGGAGTGTGGACGCACCGTTAAACGGCCCGTCCGAAGTGGACTCCAAGAATTCATCATAGTCATTTAAAAATTCTTCTTGTCTTTGGAGAAAGACAGTGCGGTTTGCATTGCCCTTGTGCCACATGTCTGTGACAATCTTTCCAAAATCTTTTTTCTTTAACTTGCTTAAAAGCTTGTCTGGAATTTGCTCCCTTTTAGAAACATCTCCAGATTCAAGGGTGTAGGATCTATTCTCTACGCGGTCATTTTGAATGTCGCTCATCTAAAACTCTTCCCATTCTTTTACGGCCTTCCGCTGGTCCCTAATGTACCGAAGCGAGAATCCATGCTTGTCTCTACGAGCGCCACCGGTGTAGGTGGATGGCAACTCCTTGTAGACGATCTCCTCATTGCCTTTTTTGAAGTGAATGTTCGCTGCAAGCGCGTACTTCAATGTGGCTAGGAAATCCCGATTTGAAATCTCTAGTTTTGGTCTTGTAATGTCGTTTCTGCGGTCTTGTTGCCAGGAAACTTCTTCGATATCTCTAATGATACCTCGACAGTGGGGCATGATCCGAAGCTTAGGGATAACCCGACCCAAATTGTCCTCTTCATCAGGAAGAACCAGGCAATCTTGGATTCTGGAGATAAATGCATCGTCTTTCTTCTCGTCCCAAGTCGTAGGACGAACTCGAACGCCCTCTTCACGTAAAACATCGATAAAAGACTTAAACCCCTCGCCACCAAGCATGGGCTGAGAGCCGTAATTGTCACAAACAATGTCCGTTAGACGGTAGTCTGCGTAAAACCTGCGAAGCTCCCGAGCAAAGTCACGCGGAGTGAGTTTTAACGATATTTCATCCAGATAATAAAGATAATTGTCTCTATCAGCCCCAACAATACAAGCAACATGCGGCTTTTCTGCATGAGGATCAATAGCTACAACTATCGGATTGGTTTTTTCCCACTTAAACTCCTTGGGCAAGATATGTACATCACGATCAAACAGGTGCGCGAGCGCTTGCCCTGATAAATCAAAAAATTCACCTTCAAGCCTGATCTTCTTTTCCTTATCAGAAAGCTTCGCCCCAAAACGGTCTAACCATCCTTTGTCGTTATGTTTGTTTTGTGAGGAATGCCCCTTAAAGCACTCAATATGCTCAGTGCCCTTTTCCCGACGCACCCAAGGGTCGTGAACATCTTTTCTTAACCATGAACCCATGATCGGAGTGCCAGCGAGGAGTACCTTTGCAGGTCTACCTTTGATACGAGCACCACGGAAAATCGCGTTGAAAACCTTCTGCGGGGGTGGTTCGTCAGCAAAAATATGCGTCCACTGCGAACCCTCTAACTTCAAAGGCTCAACTGCATGTGACAACACAGTAACCGTACTTCCAGTGTCGTACTCCCACCAAGTGTAATGCGCCTTGCCCCGTTTCTTCAAACTGTCTTCAGGAAGCTTGTTCCACTTGCGGTACTCCTCTAAGAAGTCATCCACCTTCTCAGGAGAATCTAAAAGCAAAACTATCTTAGCCGGAACTGCACTCATCTCTTTAGTGATTGGATTATAACCAGTAGCCGCCCAGTGTACCTCGTTCACCAAGATGCACGTCTTACCAAACCCGTTACCGCAAAATAAATAACGCTCTAACTTCTTTGACTCGTGAATGGGCCTGGCCGACTCGTGCGGAGTGTACGCCGTTAAACCAGCCTTAGCCCGTTCCTTAGACTCCCTGATTGTTTGAATAAGCCTAATTTGGTCTTTGCGGCTTAATTTCGATAAGTCCATCAAACTCCAAATCCTTAAGCTCAGTTTCAAGGGTGGCCTGGATCTGTTCGTCAGGCATTTTATCGAAATGTGTGGTGATTTCTTTTCGCTCGGTAGGTCTACCGTCTTCACGATCAATGATGTCTTTAGCTGCGCTTAAGGCAGATTTCTCATCCTTGCTCGTCAATGCCATTGTGGTTATTCGCGCTTGAACAAGCGGCTTGTACTTGTCTCGGATCTGATCAGCAGAGAGACCGCGCTTTAAGTCGTCTCGAATCTGCTTGAGTACATCTTTTCGGTACTGCTCGAATTGGTCTAGGTCATCTAAAAGCCCGGCGTTAGCCGTCTGTTTGAGTTCCCCTAGTTGCCCGTTTGCTGCCCTTTTTTTTCTTCCCCCGCCCATGTATTAATTCTAGCAGGAGGGCGACCGGGGGCAGGACTCAAACCTGCTTCCGACGCGTACACGGCATCAATGCAATGCTTCCCCGGTCATTTAAAATACTTTTTTATCAACTCTTGGAATAGCCTCAAAACTTCCGTCTCACTTATCCAAATTTTTTGCACTCTTGTAGACTCGAAATACATATAATGGTTTCCAGCACTAGTCACAGACAAATTTATTTTAGTCTCACTCACCCCATACCTCCTCCAGTGCTTTGCGGGCTTGGGTTAAGGCGGACTGTAAATCTCTATGGTTCATATTATTTTCAACCGCAGACACCAACTCGTATAAACTACTTTTTAAGTTGCCAATCGTCATGTCGTTCTGGTCGAGTGCGTCGAGGGCTTCGGGCATAAAATTCACCGCCTCACAAGCGATCTCATCGTATGGGAAACCAGACCAAAGTGTTGGATGGCCATGAACACCAAATGAACCGATACTCCTATATTCACCATTTTGGTTAGTTGCGTAGACAGCCCGACCTTCACCTTGGTTGCAGACTACTTCGTATTTTATATAGCCCTCAGCAAGATCTCGGTGGAGGTCAAACATCTCCCTCGCCTCTTTCCTTTGTTCCGGGGTCATAAACTCGCCTTCACCTTTCCGTCTCCGTATTGAACCTTGTCGCACCACTGCGAGTGGTATGGAAGCAAGCCCGCTTTGTCAGCTCCGCAAGTACAGCGAGAAAACGAGTCGGGTTCGTCTTTTGGTTGTTCTTCGAAATGAATCGTCGGAGGTGTTTTGCCATCAAGAGATGTTACCTTGATTTTGTCTTCCTTCAAGGTGGGATTCAAGGAGTCTGGAATGCCGACTGAGTATCCAGAAGATAGCGAATCCTTTTCCGGTTCCATAAACCTGTCCCAGTCAGAAACCTCTATGATGCTGGTTACTAGATACGGGTCACGGTCATTAGCCTTGAATCTTGGATTGTAAAACTCAATGTAATTATCGACAGACTCGATTAAGTGAATGATCGTTCCATCAGGCAAGGGCATTCCGTCTAGCTCGTCAGTGCTGTCAAAGAAAAAGCCAAACGTCCTTTTTGAACTTGCACGCTCTTTAAAGCAAGGCACCTTTCCGGCGCTGCTCGGTTTAGGGCTCTCCCCTTTACGGCTCGCCAACTCGAAAGAGCTGGGGCGACAATTCCCTTCAAGCCCCTTTAAGTAAAGTCCGTGAGAACCCACAGCAGACTCAACCGTGTAGATACAGCCTACATGACCAAACGTTTTTCGGTCCTTTTCAAAGACATCTTTAACCCTCCTGACCTTGTCCCCAACTTTGAACTTATTCACGCTCTCTCCCTGGCTCTAAAGGGATATTCGCGTCAGGAAGCGATTTGCAAACAAAGTCAGCAGCTTCGGCTTGAAACCCAGAAAGCCCGATTCTAGGATAAGTGTTGTAAAGCTTTTTAAATAAAGCTGCGACGACTACCGCTGCACTATAATCTTTCACATTGACTTTTATGTGTTCCTCAATGTCGTCTAACGTCCAAGTTTTCACACTCATTTCTCCTCCAGGGCGGAAATTAATTCAGGAAACTTCCTCTGAACCTTCCTCACAGCTTCCGGGTCAATCTGCATCAAGTAAAACATTGCGTCTTTGAATGCTGCTTGGCTCTCTTTTAGTCTCATCTCTGTATGAGGCAATGAACCTGGATTGTAGCCTTCAACGAGCACCGCGTCTGGTGGGCAGGAAATCTCATAAAGATCATCGTCTTGCCGTGTGACGTGAAAAGTAGTGCCGGACTTGCCTTCCACCTCTGTCTTAATTACAAACTTTTTTCGTTCCATGCTTTGCTTCTTCTCCCACACTCTGAGTTCCGTTCTAAGTTCTTTCTCTGTCCGTCTTGTGTACGTTGTTGCGAGGTATTCATCAATCAACGCGTCCTGGCTTCTCACTTGTCCCATTCCGGGTCCCTCCATTCTGGTTTCTCCCAGTCTACATCGTCAAGCTCTGAATTCTCAATGTCTGGATCTCTTCTGCCGATCTTAGGACCACGAGCAACCTCAATACCGTCTGCGTTAAAACAACGAAAACCCCAGACTGTGTTAATGCGTTCCTCGTCTCCGTCACAATCAGACACCCAGATGGATTCAACTCCGTGATAACTGATTACCCGCTTTGTGACGTAAGTATTGGCTTGTAATTTGTACTGTTCATAGGCGTCTACAGCGAGGTATGAACCCGCTGCTCCCCCCGCTGTTAGCAATGCGATTAGTGTAAGTTTCATGCGAAAACTATATTTTTGTTTTTTGAAAAAAGCAAGCGAGGAAAGGGGTGACCGGGGGCCGGATTCCCACCCGACTCCCACACTGGATTTTCTGGTCCAGCTAAAACGTTCCCTCGGCTTACGCCGCCCCTGCGGGAAAAACTATACCCCTAAACCAAGCAAAAAGAAACCCGCACCAAGAAGGGCAACCCAAAACACCTGGCTTAAAGGAGCGTCACTAAGAGTGTGCCTAGCCCGAGCCAAAACAGAACGGTGTAAATCAAAGCTTCCTTTAAAACGGTTTTGAAACTCATTCATCTTTGCTCTTTTCTTGCTTGCTTTTCTCTTGTTCCAAGTAACCTTCTGGGTCCATCCCGTAATGGATCAACCTCGCTAGAGGCGTGCCCTCGTGCTTACTTAGCAGCGTCATAAATTCTTCATTCGACATTTTGCTAAGGCGCTCAAAGACTTCACGCATTGCCTCTCTTCGCGAATCCGTCACGGGCTAGCCTTCAATATTTGGATCATAGCCACACCGCTGACAACACGTCTCAGGTCTTTCTTGTTTCTCCGAGCACCTTAGACAAGTCAGCATCACGATCGCTCCACCGTGATCAATCTCTGCCTCGCCTACGCCCGCTACCAATGTTCCACCATCCAAAGCAATTGCATTCCCCATGCGTTTACCC